CCCCCCCAACCCGTCATAATAACGATTCGGACAAACGTGCATGGAAGTGGCAGCAGACATGAGAATTCCCGGAGGGGGTATATTATTCTTTTTTTATTCTTCTTTTTAAAATTGGACTACCTTAAAAAACAGAGAAAAAATCGTGCATTCGTACGGATGTGCGAAATTAAGCATATATCAATCTGATATACAGATGCTTACAAGCGTACAAATTCCGCACGAATCGTGCACGAATAGCGCACGAATTGTACTTTTCTTCAAAAAACGGCAAAAAGTACGCAAACGAAAGAATTAGTACGGTTTTGTACGCTTTTTGTACGATTATAAAAACTTGATATTCAGCAATATACAAAACAAACCATGTACAAAAGTACTGTCGCACGATTTTTACGCTATATTCGTGCAAGGGCTTGGCTATATTACCGGTATTTTGTATATTTGTGTAAAAATCAATGTTTTAAATGACGAAAAAAGACCGATTTGTGTGTTGGCTCCCTTGCAAGCCTTATGTCAAGCAATTCCTGCTGTACAATTTCAATGCCCCGGACGACACTTGGACAGAAATAGTCAATCTGTCCCCGGACAAGGAGCTGCAGAACGACTTCCTTTCCAGGCTTGCAAAACCCGGACGATACGAGAACAGATACCGGAACCTGGCACGATATACCGCCAACGTGGCGGTGGAGATACGCCGTGATGACTTCTACCGATACGGATGGGCGATGTCGAATACCGAAGTGGTGGCGTTCGGCAGCAAGATGGAGAGACGGATCAAGCAGATGCTTTTCCTCTATCTCGACACCCATGTCAGTATCGGAATCCCACTCTCGACCGCCATCCGCAACTTTCAGAACAGCTTCGGCTTTGATGACGACACCTGGTCTTATGAGACTATCCGCAGGGAGTATAATCGGCATGGATATAGGAAAACGGTGGAGAATACCACGATTTTAGACTTTATTAACCGTATAATTTTGGGGAAGTTGTCCGAATTCGGGACAATTTCCCAGCAGGGAAAAATGGCTTATGAAAGCAATGCATTATGATTTTGAAAACGTCGGAGGATTGTTGCAGGTGATTGCCGTGCCTCCGGCCTCGTTCGTGCAAATCCGTAAGGACTATGCCGCCGGTCTGAACTATCTGGAACTCCGCAACCGGGAGGATATTGTTTCCATACCGGTATATGCCAATGACACCTATTCCTATAATGAAGACAAGGAGGTGAATGACGCGGGGGACTGCTGGAACGTTTCCATTGAAGGGGTGATTCCGAAACTTTCCCCGGCAAACCATCAGCTGACGGAGATGCTGGAGCGTGGCTTGTGGTATGTACTGGCAGTGGACGGCAACGGAGCGGTCCATTGGTGCGGGCAGGAGGACGCACTCATGCTGTTCGCCACAAACAAGACAAGCGGACGTTCCGTGTCGGAACGGAACGGCACCTCATTCACGTTCACCTGCATCCAGGATGAACCGACCGTCTATATTGAAAACATGGAGGAAATATAACCGTACAACGTCCTTTGCTGACACACAACACTCTTTCAGTCAAACATTTATATGTCCGCTGACGGTGCCCGATGTCCTTGGGTACCGTTTTTTTTGCGTTTTTCTTTGCGCAAAAATAAGTTTTATGAACGAGACAGTTATCACATTATTCGGAGCGATTGACCGTTACTGGTACAACAAAAACTATCTGAAATACTTCCTTGACAAGGCCAAAGGCCAGCCCGTACGCTTGAAGGTTTCCAGTTATGGCGGTGATGTGGCCGAAGCGGTCGCCATGTCCGCCTTGATGGCCGAGCACGGCAATGTGACGGTGGAGTTCATCAGCTTCAACGCTTCGGCGGCCACCATATTGGCGTTTGGCGCCAAGTCCATCGAGATGCACGAGGACGGCATGTGGCTGGCGCATAAATGCAGCCTGGGAGTGGACATCTGGGGCCAACTCAATGCGGACCAGTTGGAGGACACCATCAAGGATTTGCAGAACAAGAAGAAAAGCGCGGAAGCCATTGACCTGATGATTGCACAGAAGTACATCAGCCGAAGCGGTAAAACCCTGAAGGACATTATCACCCTGATGGAAGAGGAACGCTGGATGCCTGCTACCGAAGCCAAAGAGTGGGGATTCGTAGACAAGATTATTCCCGGCACCCATAAGAAGCCGCAAGTGACCGATGAAATAACCGATTGCTTTACCGCGCTTGGTCTGCCATTGCCGGCTATTATTTCAGAAGATAAGCCGGAACCGGAAGGTCGTGACAAAAACCTGGTCTCCCAGATTATCGACGGTATCAAAGGGCTGTTCCCTACCGGCAACAAGACCGACATTTCTAATTCAACAAATACAGTTATGCGTAAAGAATTTACTTTCATCAACCAGATTCTCAATGGCGAAGGCGTTGAGGAGAAAGACGGCAAGATTACCCTGACCGTCGAAAACTTGCAGGCCATCAACGAAGCCCTCAAGACAGCCAACGAAGCCAAGAGCAAGGCTGAGAATGACCTGGCAACTGCCAACACCGCCAAACAGACGGCTGAAAACAGCCTGACGGCGGTAGTCAATGACCTTGACAGCTTGAGCGACAGCGTCAAGAATGCCGCCGACAACAAGGCGAAGGTACAGGTCATCCGCGACATCGTGGCAAAGATACCGGGTGCGGAGACCGCCAATAAGCCGGAGGCATCAGAAGACAACAAGTTTGCCGACATCGCCACCGACCCTATCAACAGTTTTGAGAATGAATAACATCTAAACGATTCTATTTATGGATTTTAAAGCACCTATTGACATTACCGCCGTCCTGACCGCGGTAAAAAAACACAAGAACATCCTGAAGGCGGTCGACAAGCTCGACGCTTCGGAAGTTCTGAAGCATTTCACGCCGGTACCGGGCATTACAGACTCGCTGGAACTGGGCAAGGTCGAAGGCGGAAGTATTTCCGGCAAGTACACCGGCAAGTTTACTGCCGGCAAGTATCTGGGCAAGATTGTTCCGCGTCGTCTGGTCGTCCGCCCCGTCGTGATGGAGATGTCCGATGAGCCGGAACGCTACCGCCGCACCTACATTGCCGAGGTTCCCGGTACACTCCGCAAGGAACACCCGTTCGAGCTGTGGCTGATCAACCACGGGCACGAACTGGCTTCCAACGACCTGCTGTTTGCCATCTTCACGGCAAAATACAGTGCGGATGAAAAAAAGACGGACATTCAGGACTCCTTCGACGGTGTCGGTACCATCGTTACCGAAGGCGAGGCAGTCGGAGATATTTCCAGTGCGGAAGGTAATGTGTATGCCACCGGTGAACTGTCCCGCGCCAACATCGGAGAGAAACTGCTGGAAATGTGGCGCCACATGCCACGTACCTTCAAGCGCAAGAAGAACATCAAGATGTTCATTTCCGATGATTTGGGTGACATGTACGACGACTGGCGCAAAGATGAAGGCACCATCGTCATCGGACTCAAAGAAGACACTTCCGACACGCAGCATCTGCTCGGTTCCAACAACCGTTGCGAGCTGGTGCGTGTTCCGAACCTTCCCGATGGCAGCCAGTTCGTCATGCTGACCACTAAGGAGAACGTCTGCTACGGCTTTGACAAGGAGAGCGACTTCAAGTCTATCAAGCCGTTCATGTCCGGCAATCCCTATACATTCGACGCTGCGGGCAAGTATTTGATCGGCTTCCAGTTCGTATCGGTGCACAAGTCCGAGTTCTGTGTCAATGACCGTCCGGTGGATCCTGAAGGGGCCAACCCGTTCGGCTACATTGAGGTGACGATTACACCGGATGAAGCTGCGGCCAACGGTGGCAAATGGCGCATCCAGGGCGAGGAAGCCTGGCGTGAGTCCGGCACGTATGCAGCCGTTCCCGCCGGAAAAGAATACACGGTTGAATTCCTCGAATCCGCCGGATATACCACTCCTGCCGTACAGGCGAAGACTCCTGCTGCAGGCAAGGTGGAGAAGGTGACTGGTACTTATGTGGTTAAATCGTAAATCGTACGGATATGGCAGAAGTAGATCCCAAATTGTGCATTGCCCTTGATGACATCAACGAGGCGATGGATTGCGAGAACCCGGATAATATGGGCGGTATCATCCCGTCCGTCATCTACGGTTATCATGCGGATGTGGCCACGTGGCCGGACTACCCCAAAAAAGCGGAAACACCGCTTTCGCTGGAAGAGGCAGGCACGCTGGTAGGAGACCTTGTGATGAAAGAAGGTGCCCGGGCCTACAAGATGGATTTCACCGACGAACTGGCGGAACTAAAAATAACTGACCAGGGTGAAAGCGGCGGAGAATCCTACCTCTATGACTTGAGCATCATCTCGGCGAAGATGCGCAAAAAAATCTTCGGCTTCGAGAATGCCACTAAGGGTCGCAAGATGTTCTTCATCGTGACCGACAACAACGGCACGAACTACCTGATGGGCGACAAACGCCGCGGCGCACTCCGGGCTTCCGGCGACGGTGCAACGACGGGTGCAAGCTCGACGGCACGCAACCAGAACACACTACACTATACCTTCACCGCACCGCGCAAGTGTGTGTACGAAGGTGACGTGGAAGATATTCTTGTCGTAAAAGGAGCAGCTGTCGGTTGATTGGCCTGTTCATTCATAAATTAGTTGTCTATGTCCGTCTCTTGCCTTCCGGCAGGGGCGGACATTTTGTGTTGTCCTATCCCGGCAACAAAAATCGCAATAGCTTTGCGTATCATCAAAAAACAACGTACAATGTCAAAGATTACACAAAACTACATCGAGGCGCGCAGGGACGGTATCAAGTGGCTCAATTCGCAGAAACGTGATTACAGCACCGGAGTGAATATCCTCACCCGGTCCGGTTACAAGGGCTTTGTCGCCGCACGCCTGGCACGCCAGGGCGAGAAGCCGCATACCCGTGAGAAGCTGGAGTATGAAATCCGCCAGATGATCAAGGTATGGTACCACCCCGATGACCCGCGTTTCGAGGACGTAGACCTGTCGGATGATGCGGTGCCGGGCAATGACGGGCGTTCCGAGACGGTTCCCGAAGAAACGGCTGTCGCCATTGTCGCCACTGCTGAAAAGGAACTGGCGCGTGAAGCGGATGAGCAGCCCGCCTACCCGCCGGTTATTGCCAAAATCATCTATGATTTCCGCGAATGCTACAACGAGCGGTCACGCCAGCACCGGTTGTTGTCCGAGTTAGGCGAGACGAACACGCAGGCTGTATGTACGCAACGCAAGGATATTGTCGCCCGTATAGCCTTCCTGTCCAACCGCATGACACTGCTGGCAGCCATCAAAAGGCAGTTCGAGCAGAACAGCGAACTGCCGTCCGAAGAGCAGCTGGACGAACTCTACAAAAAAGCGGATACTCCCGAAGAAAATGCGGAGAAGGAAGAGGATGAGACCGACGTCAGTTCCCTTTCCGTCGAAGAACTGAAGAAGGCGAAAGCCAACGCCAAGAGTAAGATAACCAAAGCAAAGAATATGTTGCTGTATTCTTCGGAGAGCAAGCCCAAAGACGGTAAAGAAAATCCTCTTCCTGATTGCCCGAAACGTGTGAAATACGAGAAGAAGATTGCCGACCAGGAAGCACTGGTGGAAAGGATAGAATATCGTTTGGCAGAACTGCAATAGGTTAGGTTATGTTGGTCTGTTGCAGCGAGATTGAGAATAAGATGATGCAGACGGATGATGCAGTAAGTCCTATGCAGGGAGACCGATACCCGAAAGGCTACATCCGCCGAACGGATGCGGCAGCCTCCGGCCACGACCTGGCTGCGGAGAAGCTGCTGCATCCGGACGCCATGGGGGTACTGGTACCCGGTAAGGACAAGCATTTCTATTCTTCAGGGGCGTTCAACCTGATCCAGTTGATTTTCTATATTCTCAGACAGACGGGGCCGGCACACCTGCTGCTTACCACCTATTCCATCTCCATGGACAGCATTGCGGCGATCCACCGGAAAGTGGAAACGGGCGAGCTGTTGTCAGTGAGGTTCCTGATAGATAACCGGGTACGCAGCATATCCCCAAAACCGTTTGATTATCTGGTGACCACGTTCCCGGACTGCTACCGTTGCCTCGCACTTCATGCGAAGGTGGCGCTACTGTACAACGAGGACTGGAAGATTACCGTAGTGGGCAGCCAGAACGCCACCCACAACCCGAAGCTGGAGCGCGGTATCATCCATACCGGCAGAGATATTTTTGACTTTGACTATAAAATGCTGAACGATGAATTTGACGCAGGAACAACGTGAGGAGATAGAGAAGATGGCCTATCGTCTGATTCCTCCTGGACTGATAGCCATCAATATCGGTGCCGATGAGACGGATTTTCTCGCGGAACTCCGTACACCGGGCACAAAAGTCCGGACAGCCTTCTACCGGGGGCACCTCAGACAGATGGTCGAACTCCGGGAGTCACTCATCAAGTCGGCCGTCAATGGCAGCAACCCGGCACAGCAGGAGCTTATCAAATTCGTCAAATCGCAACAGCAGTATCTTGAGTATGAATAACAACCATCTGACGGCATCCAAAAGCAAGGCCGCACTGGAGGAGCAATCCTACGACCTTATACAGCAGCACATCATCGACCCGGAGAACAGTCCGTTGCCGGAGCATCTGCGTGTACAGTGCAACCGGGTGCTGCAGATAGCACGCCTTTTGGATGACTATCCGAACGAGAGCCATATCATCAACATCATGCTGGCGAAATACCGTATCTCGCGCACCCAGGTGCGTAAGGATATAGCCCTGGCGAAAGAGCTGTTCAAGACACAGCACCAGTTCGACTGGGATTTTTGGTATGCCTGGATGATCAAGGACCAGGTACAACTTATCCGGGACTGTAAGCTCAAAGGCGACCTCAAGCAATGGAACAACGCAAAAAAGGTGCTGCATCAGATGATTGGTGAGAAGCCGGCTTCCGTCGAGGACCCGCGCCGCATGGAGAAGAACGTATTCTACATCCAGATCAACAGCATGGGGCAAAAGGTGGATATACCTCTGGATGCCATCCGAAACCTTTCCCAAGAAGAGCAGAAGGTTTTGGTGGATTCGATGTACACGCCTATCGATGACGCACAAGCGGAAGAAATAATGAACTCATAACAGATTACCCATGAAAAAATTGACAAACAAACGACTCATCTCTTACTTGGTTGACCATAAGCACATTGATATGGTATCGGTCAGCAAGACACAGATTGTCTGTACCGTATCCGCCAAGTTCAGGCCGGATGAAGTGCCGCAGCTGCTGGCTGATACCGGGCAGGACATGCCCCGAATGACTTCCTCCGAGGGTGTGAACTACATTGTTTTCCCACGTTATTGATATGTCAAGAAGATGGACGAAAACGTTTGGGAAGAGGTCATACAGGTCAATCCGGCGCAGGCGGCATTCCTCGTGATGCCGTACAAGAACGGATATGTCATCTACTCGCGTGCAACGGGTAAATCATTCATTACCGGTGCCGTGATAGATGACAACATCCGGCTGATGCCGCGCGGCATTACCACACTTACCCAGGCCACCATCGGGCAGGCGTTGACTAAAACCCTACCTTCAGCTTTCAAGATGCTGGAGATGCTCGGTTACAAGCAATGGGACCCGGTCAGCAAGAGCGGCGATTATGTAGTTTGCCGCCGTCCCATCGAGGGATGGTACAAGCCATACGAGCACATCATGTCATTCGAGTACGGCATCAGCTTCAGTAACGGGCACATGCTTTACATACTTACCCAGGGCGGTAACAGCCGCGGCCCGAATGCGGACTACAACATCACCGATGAAGCGCTGACGCTTGACAAGGAAAAGTTCGACCAGGAAGCTGCACCGACCAACCGTGGCAACGAGCACATCTTCGGGCGCAAGTCGGAGCATCCGGTATTGAAGCACCACGGCAATACCTTCCTCTCCTCCATGCCGTACACGCCCGAACAGAAATGGTTGCTCGAACCTGCCAAGTATTACGAAGAGGAACGTGGCATCCGGCTGTTCGATGTCTGGAACAAGATTGTGCGGTTACAGATGCAACTCATTGACGCACGCATTGCCGGTGATGCAGGGTTGTTCAAGGAAATCTGGAACGAGACCGTCCGCCTGCGTCAGAGCATCACGCCATTCGTTTCACGTGACGGTACGCTGTTCATCCTCGGCTCCATCTTCGACAACATCGCCAATGTGGGCATGAACTACATCCTGAACCAGTACAAGGTCATGGACAAGCTCTCCTTCATGATCGAAATCCTGAACTACATGGTGGACAAGATTGACAGCTGCTACTACCAGCTCGATGAACGGCATGTGTATTACAACGCCACCAACGACGACTATATCCGCGACTTTGCCGAAGATACCAATTTCGATTGGAAACGACTGGGCACCAATGATGACAGCCGTCGTGACTTGGACTGCAATCCCAACCAGCCGATAGAGCTGACACCCGACTGGGGTTCTGCCGCCTCATTTCTGGAAGTGGCGCAGGAGCGCAACTATGACTTTGTCTCCAAGCTGCTGACACGTGAGCCGGTAGACAACAACATCAACGAGTTCTTTGTCAAGCGTGATGAAGAAGACGACACGATGGTGAACGCCTTGATGGACAAGTTCTGCCACTACTACCGCAACCATATCAACAAGCACCTGCATTATTACCGGGACCGTTACGGGGATGCACGCCGTGCCAACAACAAGAAGTCCTACAACGAGCTTGCCATCGAGCGCCTGGAGAAGCACGGGTGGACGGTGGAGCAGCATACCCATGCGGGCATGGAGCCACCGCAGCACGACAAGTACCTGCTCTGGGCCTCCATCCTGGCGGAGAAGGACGAACGGTTCCCGAAGAAGCGTTTCAACGGCTCGAAATGCAAATATACACTCATCTCCATGAACAACACGCGCGTCATCGAGGACCGCGAGGGACGTTTTGCCAAGGATAAGCGCAGCGAGCGCAACCAGTCCATCCTTCCGGAAGAAGCTACCCACTTCGGTGATGCGGTGGATAAGCGTGTATGGACGAAGTACGGGCACCTGCTCAGGCAGGCATACGGATTCGTGGACGCACGTATCTGATTCACCTCATACACATACATCCGCAATCACAATCGCAATGCTTATGGCAGGACTCGCAACGTCCGCAATGGGAATCGCTGCACTTCAGGACAGGCTATCGGGCACAGGACTGCCCGAGGGGGCACCCTCCTTGTCATATTTCCTTACTTCTTGCTCTTTTGTTTGCGTTTTTGGATAGGGCGCGGTTGGCAGAAACTTCCGTTTCTGTTTCCATTCGGATGGAAAGCGGGGTATTCTGTATTCATTATCAAATAAGTATATTTCTTATAACATTCATTAACAAAGAACACGGCGCGCAAAATCCGTACTGAAGGAACTGGCAGGCAAATCTATTTCCTCCAGTACGGATTTTGCGCGTTTCAGCGGTAAGTAGCGGCAGCTACTTGCGTTTGTCCGCATCCATGCAGGTACCCCGGTCTTTTCCGTTTCAATAGCCAAGGTAGAGACCGTAGAACGGTATAGTTTTCAACTATGCGTTTCAGGCTGTTTCCTTTTCTGATTGTCGCCCTTCATTTCTGTCCCCTATCACCACGCAGTTTCGCTTTTTTGTGCTGCAAAGGTAAATGTTGACGTCGCTGGCTCAAGTTCGGGCTGGCATTTCCGAAAAAATCTCCACCCTTCGGGTAGTATTCAGGCCGTTCCGGTTTTCTGAAAAACTTGCTCTTGCTCCTTACAACACCTTTTGATGCAGCGTAAAAAAGGCGAAACATACCGCGTAGCGACAGGCGACGCAGAAAAAAAAAGCTCCAATCAGGGAAACAGCCAAATTTGAAAAGGCTCACACCCGGAAGCTCAAGGTTCAACATAAAAATTGCAGCATTATGAAAACATTCACTTACAAACAAGCTATCGAGGTCTTGAACAAGTATTTCAAAGGGTACAGAATATTAAAGAAATTTGACGGGATTAGGGAGTTGAGCATTCTTTTTCGGGATATGAACGGGAAGAAGTGGGAACTGCTTTCAACGGCTGACCCGTACTTTCAGACGGTGGAGGATTATGTGATTATAGAGGCGTAATATTTTAATACATAACATATTAACACATAGAATCATGAAAAAGGAAAGAGACGAAAAGAAAGAACGTGAAGCACGTTTGCTGAAAAGGCAGCAGTTAAAAACATTGTCGCAGTCGTTGGTCGCTCGCAGAAATTTGGGCGAATATATGGGCAACGAGGATGATACGGTAAACGGTCTGTTGCGGTTTTACTATGCCTGCAAAGGGTACACCAACCTAAAGACTTTCAAGGAGTGGAAAAATGCTGGCTACACCGTCCGCAAGGGAGAAAAAGCCCTGCTTATATGGGGAATGCCTATCACCTCGAAAGCGGAAAAACAGCGTATTGAGGAACTGAAAAAACAAGGCCGGGAAGAGGAAACGAAAGAGGACTTTTTCCCCTTATGCTATCTCTTTGCCGAAAGCCAGGTGCACAAGTTAGAGAAGTAGGTTAACCACTATTTATAAATCATTAATTATTAACTTTTTAAAATTTACAACAATGGAAAAAGAAGTAAAAACAATCGGTCAGGAAGTAACTAAAGCAGTAGAAGCCATGAAAGAGGCAGGAAAGCAGGGAAAACAGCCCCAACAGCAACCGGAGAAAGAGGAAAAGCCAGATACACCCAAGAGTAAAGGGAAAAGCCCCAGGAAGGACGAGGCTGCCAAATTGCAGGAGGAAATCAACCGCAAGACGAAAGAGCTGGAGAAATGTTTGGCCGAGCTGGAACGGAAGAAAGAGATTTCCCGTAACCGTACCGCATTCATCAACGCTATGGATAAGCTGGATGAAGCGGCAGGAAAGCTGCAAGAGGACAATTCTTTTGAAACGACCCTCTATAAATTGCGATTTACGGACGCTTCGGGCTATGGCAGTAATAGCGACATCTTTACCATTTCTAACCGTTATTTGCTGGAAGAGTTCATAAAGTTTATGAAGAAAAAAATACAATCGAAAATCGAAGAACTGGAGCAGCTTCTAATCAGTGAATAACAAACAGAATAGCCCACTTTCGGGTGGGCTACCTAATAAAAAACGGATATTATGGATACTTTATTTGATAGCCCATGCCGCTACATGAGTGACAGTGAACTTTTGTACGAAATCAGCAACAACAGACAGATTGTTTCGGACATCGAACGCAGCAACGAAGTGATAGACCTTGAAAAATTGTTTTCCTCTTTGACTCCTGGACGCAGGAGGGTAGCCGTGGCAGCCGTGGAGATATACAAGAGGCAACAGTCGCAGCAGGTGGAACGCAGGGAGATATTCGGGAGTGCAGACATATACGAACTGATGGGGCCGTTGATAGGAGATTTGCCGAATGAGGAGTTTTGGGTCATATCTCTCAATCAATCTGCCAAGCTCATCAAGAAAGTACGCATATCGGTAGGCGGCATAACCCAGACTTCAGCGGATATAAGGCTGATTATGCGAGTGTTGATTGATACGAGGGCTACGCAGTTTGCAGCGGTACATAACCATCCGAGTGGCAACATCCGACCGAGCAATGAGGACAAGAAACTGACGGAGCAGCTTAAAAAGGCGGCAGGGTTATTAAATATTAGGATGATAGACCATGTGATTATAACGAATGGTGGATATTACAGTTTTGGCGATGAGGGGCTGATTTGACGGATGGGTGCAGGGCGCACCCATTCCGTTTGCTCGCACGCTCGCAAACGGAATGGGGCCCGAAAAGCGGAATGACTGGTCGTGTTACCGTTCCTTCAACCACGGAGGGGCTTTTTTTGTCCTATGAGAGCGGATGGTTGGATTCTATCTTTGTGACAAAAAAAGAGATATGATACGCTTTTTCACAAGATTCGTCGCCACCTATGGGTATGATTCACCGAAGGAGTTCTTTCTTTCGGTGGCTCCGAGCTTCAAGTACAACCTGCAATTTCCGGCCATCTCCTTCAGCGCCGTCACTGCCGTAGTCAGCGAATGGATAGGCATTACACCGTTCCTGGCGATGGCCATGCTCGTCGCCATTGTCTCCGAGATGTGGACGGGCATCCGGGCAAGCAAGGTCCAGGGAATAGGATTTGAAAGCTTCCGTTTCTCACGCTGCATCATCAAGCTGTGTATATGGCTGACCATCATCTATATCACCCACTCGTTCTATCTGGAAAGCAAGGCCGGAGCGGAAGAAAGCTTTGTCATGCTGCTGGCCACCCTGTTCTTTTCCGTTGTCAAGGTGTTCGTCATGACCTGGTTCTGCGTCGAACACGTGACAAGCATACTGGAGAACCTGGCGGTCATCGACGGCAAGCCGAAGGACGCGCTGATCAAGCAGATGGGAACATTGTGGGTGACAGTCACGGATAAATTCAGAAGAAAGGCCGATGAGACGGAAGGTTAGCCATATGTTGCTTTGTGCGGTTATCGCACTTCTTTCCGGCTGGGCCGGCCACTGGCTGGGTTCCCGGAAACGGAGCATTGTCCGCGTACCGGAAACGGTGGTCAGGCATGATACGATACGTCCTGCCATTCCGGAACCGGAGGTGATTGTCCGTGAGGTACCCACAGAAGTGGATACGGCGGTTATACTGGCCGACTATTTCTCGGAGAAGCATTATCTCGATACAATTATTGAACGTCCTTACCTGCGGGTGGAAATGACCGACATCATATCCCGCAATGCCCTGCTTGACCGTACCGTAGTGGTGGATTACCGGCAGCCGGTGGTCTGCAGCAACGCGTTGGTTTTGGGAATGGATGCGGGACGTTACGGATGTGTACTGTCCGCAGGGTACCGGCGTAAGTCCTGGGAGTTCAAGGCGGGCTATGACTTGTACAACAGGTCTCTGGTGTTGGGCATTTCTAAAACTCTTTGGCAATGGTAGTGGATGGCATACATGATGGAGTGGACTGTTTCATCTCGGAAATCGGAGAAATAGAAATCTCAGGAATCACGGATGAACAGTTGAATGTCCGCATTGAAACCGGAGGTACGGAGATTTTCAATGAGAGCTATTATGCCTTAAAAGGCAACGTGGTGATTCATGAGATAGGGGAAATGCTTCGCAGTTACTTTTCCCTGCATGATCCGAAAGGGATATCCAGCAATGTAGTCTCTTACTATCAGGCTCCATTGTCCATAACCGCAGTGTTCTCGGACAAGCAGGACACGGTCCGGAAAAGTTTCAAGGCTTATTACAGTCGTTGTCGTACATCGGTATCCCCGTCAGACGTGCTTTTCCTGACACATGAGAACACAATCCGTACAGCCCATGATAGAATGGAATACTTGACCTTCAGGGTACGTGAAGGGATTTCTGTGGAGATAGGCGTGGCATACTTGGATGCCGGAAATGAACGGTACAGACGGGTCACCAAAGACTTTGGTGACACCAATGGTATGCTTGCTTTTTCTTTATCCCTCGAACGGGTTGCGGCATTGTCCGGCATTGGTACGGCATCCATCCTCTTCTATGATGCCATGCTGAAGGAGAACGGAATTGTGAAGGATAAGGTAAGGTTTATCAATGATCAACGGCGGTACCGTAATATCACCAACTTCATTTATCGGAACGCATTCGGGATGCCGGAGACAATGGCGTTCACCGGACTGGTGGAATATTCCCCCGAACTGGAAGGTGAAACGGTCGAACTGCTACAGAGGACTGTCCGGACAGATGCCGAATACATTGACAGCCGTACGGCAAACAGTGGCTATCTGGATACCAGGCAATACGGCAAGGCACTGGATCTGATAACGACCGATTCCCTGCAACTGTATAATACAGAAACATTGACGGAAGTGGTGGTCACCGAGATAGATTTCTCCCACAAGCGTACAGGCAGCGAGAAAATAAATGTCTCGCTCACATTCCGTCAGGCATCACGTCGGCATCTGGATTTTGTACGGGCCGGCAACATCCGTGGGCGGATATTCGACAAGACTTTTGACTATACTTTTGAATAATGATATAACGATATGGAGACAATACGCAGAAACCTGGCTTTGGCTGACATGGATATCCGCACGGACGAACGCGGACGTCGGCGCATCTTTTCGATAAAGTTCGTCAGCAAGGAAGGAAAGGTCTATTTCATTCCCCAGGCTTACGCCTGCGGTGCAGGACGCATGAACATGAAAGAATACCAGCTCCGGGGCGTGCAGCCCTGCGACTGTAAGGGAAATCCGGAAGGACACCCCTACCCCGTGAATATCGACTTGATACTGGAGTATAACAAAAGGAAAATCGTATTCTGATGAATATATTATTTAATTCAAGCGGCATTCCCCTACTGATGCAGTCCACGTACATATTCGGCGAGACGACGGGGACACCCCAGAACGAAATGAAGGAGCGTACCCGAATCCTGGCGCCATATGACTTGTCGAATGTTTCCTATATAGATATCGACGGAGTGAAGGTGCGTCCGTGGGGAGATGAGAATGATTTTCCCCAGAAGGCGGCTGAAGAGATAGGAAACACCAGCGTGCTCAATACGGGCCTGAAGTTTCTTCGTAACCTGACACTTGGGCAAGGCATATATCCTTGTACGGTGAACGGTTACGACAATGATGGTAACGAGATACTGAAGCCCGTTACCGATAGCCGGGTACAAGCTTTCGTCGCTTCCCGGAATGTGAGGCGCTACATGGAGAAAGTGCTTCGGGATTACTTGAAATTCGGTAACGGTGCCGTCCAGTTTGTGCCGTCGGCTGCCGGCAATTCTTTTGCGGGCGTTAATCCGGTCAATGCGCTTTACCGCCGTTATTCCGAAGTGGACGAATACGGCGCCTGCAAGTGCATCGTTTCCGGATATTGGCCGCAACGTCCGGACAAGGGACAATATACCAGGCTGGATGTGCTCTCCGAATATGACCCGCAGATGCACGCTGAGGTGTTGAAATTTGCCGGAAAGATGAAGGACGGTTTCATCATGCCGGTACGTGACAGCTGGAGCAACGATGATCTCTATGGCATGCCCATCTGGTGGCCTGCCTACGTCTGCGGATGGGTGGAAATTGCCCATTTGATTCCTCATTTCCTCAAGAAAGCCTACAAGAACCAGATAACCTGGAAGTGGCATGTACAGATACCGTATTCCTACTGGGAGAAGAAATACCCGTCCAAGGACTATTCGGCCAAGGAGCGTGAGGCGGCCATACAGAAATATATGGATTCTGTGGAGCAGAACCTATGCGGACCGGACAATGCGGAGAAGCCCATCTTCTCTCATTATGCCGTAAATGAGATGAACGGCAGGATTGAGGAGGAGTGGAAAATCAAGCCGCTGGAGAACAAATACCAGGGCAGTGATAATCTTCCGGTGTCGGCAGCCGCCAACTCGGAAATTCTGTTTGCATTGATGGTGAATCCGAATGTGCTCGGTGCAGGTATGCCCGGTGGCACCTATGCCGGCAACCAGGGCGGTTCCAATATCCGTGAGGCTTTCCTTGTGAACATTGCCAACGCGTGGATTGACCGGCAGAACATCCTGGACCCTATAGAACTCTATATCAAAATGAACGGCATGCCGGAATGCGAGCTGCGTTTCCGCAATACCGTTTTAGTAACCCTTGATACCGGCAGCGGTACCAAAAAAACATTGAGCTAATGATATTCAGTGCAAATAAATGGAACAACGGCAAGGAGCTGAAAGCGGTGATGAAGGTGAACACCGCCATCTCCTTTGACATGATGGAGGCACCGCTTCGGAATGCTTTCCGACAATACCTCGTACCGTTATTGGGCGATGCGATGGCAGGCGAAGTAGTCGAGATATACGAATTCGGTCCAAATCCGGATGTATTGGAACAGAATACCGAAGGGGCAACCGAACGGGAGAAACTGGACAGCCGCCTGCTGGAGATCTGCAAACGCGCGAACGCGAACCTGGCGTTCTGGAACGATTTCGATGAAATCAGCATGCGTATCACCGATGCGGGCTTCCAACGTCAGAAATCCGACAACGACGAATCATTCCAGCAGGTGTACAAGTACCAGGAAGATAACCTGCGGGCATCGTTACGCAACAAGGGGTTCAATGCGCTCGACGAGCTGCTTGAATTTCTGTATGCCCATATAGCCGAATATCCGGAGTTTGCGTCCTCCCAGGCCTATCAGGACCGTAAATCAGCCATTGTCCGCAGTACCGCGGATGTCAATGACGTCTGTTTTATCAATGGCAGCCGGATTGTTTTCCTTCGCCTGCAGCCGCACCTGAAGTTTGCCGAGGAGATGCTCCTTCAGCCGGCCATCGGTGACAAGCTGTATGAGCATCTGATTGACGGACTGGTAAATCCCCCAGAAGACGAAGAAGCCCGGAAGAGCGTGGAGCGGTTGCGCCTTTCCTGCTCCCGCTACATTGTGGCAATGGCGGTCAGACGGCTGCTGATGGAGACGGGTAGCGTCACGGACCGGGGGCTGTACTTCACCGCCGTACAGCCGGGTGAGAAGGGCAATGAGGAGAAGAGACCCGTCGATACGGAGCGTATCGCCGTACAAATTCAGAATCTGAAAGCGGATGCAGACATGTACATGACCGTGCTGCTGCGTACGGTACGGAACTGTTTTGAGAATTTCTATGAGGGTGATCCCAGGCAGATATACGACCGGGACAATGACCATAAACGCACGTTCTGGACATGAGGGAGCTTCGCATTGCATACCGTAGATTCGGAATCCGCCATGAGATAATCCGCCGGGTACCTCAGAAATGGGAGGAGCTGACACCGGCACAGTTCCTGCTCGTGTCGCGGCTTTATCTTCAAGAAATAGACGAACCATCCTTCCTGAAGGATTTCTATTCCCTGCCGTCCGGGGTCGGTTCCGACACCTATTACAGTTATAAGCTGAGCGAACTGGTGGAGTTCATCAGCGACTGCCGTGTCCGGATGGACCGCTTTATCCTTCCTGCCGTCTCCGGGCTGAAAGCACCGGGAGAACGCTTGAAGGGGATGTGTTTCGAGCACTTCATGCACGTGGACACGGCTTTCAACCGATATGTCCGTGACGGCAAGGATGCCTCACTGGGCACTTTCGTAGCAATGCTCTATTTGAAGGACAACGAATATATTGTCCTACCGTCGGGTGGGAAAAACGGCTTATTTAGCAGGCAGAAACCGCTGATACTGCAAAAACGGATAATGAAGGTGGCAAAAATTGACAGGCACGTCAAGTATGCCGTATTCCTGAACTACGTTTTTGTCAAGAGGTGGCTTTCAAAGGCTTTTCCTTTCCTCTTTCCGTTGGATGATGAACCGGAACCGGAGGAGAAGCGGAAAAAACCAACAGCACCGTCTGTCAACTGGCTCGACATCTTCGATGCCTTTGTCGGTGACGATGTGGCGGTGATGGAGAAATACCAGGCGATGCCGGTGGCAACGGCATTCCGTATATTGAATAAAAGAATCCGTGACGCTCAAAAACAGAAGAAATGACTTTTTCGGAATACATAGAAAAGCTGGCTGAAAGGCATGTCGATATACGACACAAGGAGAATGATGAAGTACACTTCCTATCATCTGAACGGGAGAAGCATACGGCACTGGACAGTGTGCTGCATTATCCGGCTGTGATTGTGGACCGTGGCTCAGGATTCGGTTACGGCGGTGTTCCGGGTGCATACAAGAAAGACCGGGATTACCTGCTGTTTGTGGTAGAGCACGTGTCCGACACCTCGGATTACGAACAGATAGAAACCGCACTTGAGAAGTGCGAGCGGATTTTGGACGAGATGCTGAACCAAATCCTCGAAGACAAACGGAAGAACCGCCAATGGCTTGCCTTCTCGCTCGAAGAGGTGGAAGCGGATTATGTGGTGAACAATGATAACCAGCTTTATGGCGTGGTTGCGGCGATACATTTGTCGCAACCATACAAGGCCATGAATTGCCGCAAGGCTTTTTTATTGGATAGAACTTTTGACGAAACTTTTGATAAAACCTATAAATAATATGGCTACACAGTCTTATGAACAGTTGATTGCCGGAGCAAACAAAATCAGGCAGAATGAACTACCGGAATCCAATACGGCCACACTGGTCGGAGAACAGCTCCTCCAAATGGTAAACAAACAGCAGGAAGAAAGTCGGGAAAGGGTGAAGGGCATTACCGAATATAATGTTTCCGTCCAGCATCCGACCTCAGGTATTGACGGCACGAACAAGTACACATTGGAGGTAGCCATTGCTTTAGTTCCCGCGGAACTTAGATATATCGGGCTTAAGGTGTCGTTTGTCAGTTCGGGCGGAGAGGTAGAAACGTGGAAGTACCAGGGAGGGGTATTCACGAATGCCGGCAGCTGGAAGCAGCATTCATCGGGTGGCAACAAGATATTGGAGTGGAATACGGATGCTGCGACAACAAGGAAACAAATCCCTAAAGCTGACAGGAAAGCCGGTATGCAGGTTTCTTATAAAAAAGCAGAGGGTAAGTGGGTGAATGAACTGTACACAGGCACTGCGATTGATGATATCAATTTTCCCCAGGACAAGAACTGGCAGATAATCGTATTGGATGAGGATATTAACATCACCAATAATCCTGCCTTTAACAAATGGTTTTATCAGAACCGATTCAAAATCCACGGTGACATTCAGATAAACGACAAGATTGAACTGCGTATTTTTGTTCAGGACTCAGATACGGGATTGATGTATCTGTATGTTAGAAAAAATGACGACACCTTATTCGATACCCCCTCAATTCGCAGACAGGATATAGTTACCGGACAAAAGATGTCTATACATTCGACAAAATACAATTTAGACATTGATTTTGTATTCAAAGAGAAATTTGCACCCGGTGAGTCGTTGGACACATTATTTTGTAAGGTAAACCTTGATGTCGTACTGTCTAATGATGAGGATGCCTTGCGTGGAGACATTGAGTCGTTGAAGCAGGAAGTGGAGGCTCTAAGACCAACCTCATCCACTAAGACATTCATTGATTATATCAAGGAGATTCCTGTTTCCTTGAGGAAGTTCGGATACAAGCTGGATATCTCTTTGGTCAACAAACCTAAAGAATACAGAGTAAACCTTTTTACCGGGAATATAGCCAATGCAACGTTTACAGTACGGACCCGATTAGGTGATACTGTTATAACGAGCAGTCATACTGTAGGTGTCGGCACGCTCTTCAGTAAAGCCGCCCAGGCTATATATGAAGACATTGTGAGCAAACTTCCAGATGATTGGAGTTTGAAACCCTACAACAAGGAACCATATTTCACGTTCATTTATTCGGGGAACGACAGCTATCCGGCATTCAAGTGCGAAGAAACAAGCGGAAACGACTTTGAGATTATTTTCAAGCTTGCATACACAGACGGTAAATACCCAAGACTGAAAGATAGGTATGATTTTTCAGTTGGTCCCAATGGAGTCGTATATGTAAGCTTGAAGTACAACAAGGATATGACGATAGAGGACATCGAACGTGACTTGATGAACTTTACAAAGACCAAAAGCCGGTATGCGAAACTTTTCTTGCCAAAGGTTGAGATAATGGATGATGAGCCCCACAAATACAGAGTGGTGATACCCAGCGAGTCGTCGGTTATAGCCCATGGCAGTAAGACCCCGGAAGCGCCAGCTCCTGAAACAGGAATCACGACAACCATTGTATCGTGTACGGAAATGAGTCCCAAATATCTGATAGCGGACACTGTGTATGCTTCATCTGAAAACGAGCATGTTCGTAAACAATTCGCTTCTACCGATTTGTCGAAATTTGAGGACGTAAACTATTGGAGCAACTATGACGATAATACCGATTACCTGAATCAATATAATCTGTGGGATAGAATGTCCGACACTATTGAGTTGGATATTTCTGACGGGAGACCGGTATATTTCAGTCTGCCTTTGAATATGAATTATTCCGAACCTTATACATTCTCATTAAGCAATATGGACGGGACTGTCATTCAGGATGTCAAGAAGAACATGTACGGTTCCAATTACATTCAATCTGCCGTATCCGACTTGCTGAACTGGAGCAACCGGCATATACTGGTCAGTGATGATGGCTGGTCCGTTTATAAAGGATTCTCATACGGCATGTCCAAGATGAGAATCAATATCAACCCGGTCATAAAGGAATGGTTGGTAAACAAGCTGTTCATTCTGACAGAGGATGACTTCCACAGGCTTGTCGGCGTGAAGGACAAGTACAAGGTCAGCATCGGAACAAGGAACCTGGGCACATTCGCAGGCGGGTATAATACGCTGGTTGACGAACTGTTCAAGGCTGATCCTTTCCAGAATGTTGTATTTTTAAGTACTATCTATAATCAGGGGTATCTGCATTCGTTTGCCAAAATCCTTTCCAATTTCGATAATGTAAACAGAACGATTAAGGCGCTGGCTGAATATTGGAATGTGCCTTATATAGATATGACAAGACAAGCCTTGTTCACGCACAAGAATAAAGATAACTTGCTGGAGAGGATGGCTGACAGACTGCATCCGGCTGCATCCAATCCGGAAGTGAAGGTATACGTCTCGATTGACGGTGCACTGAATTCAGGAAACATTATATTCGGTAAAAGTGACTGGAATGCTGAAAGTACAGTCTCCGTAACAGAGAGTGATACGGTTGATAGCTTGCTGGAGAAGATTAATGCCGGACTGGCTGTCAAGGCTAATGTGAGCAAAAGAATCAACAGCGACTATTCTTACATGGCCATGTCATTGGTTTATAATGCACAGTCCACTTCGCAGAAGACATCCATTCCGACCGTGAATGCCGGAGATACCGGAGTTATTATTAAGGTGGTACAGAAAGAAGACCAGGTGAAAAAGTATGCGAATTACCTGAGTGCTCAACTGACAGCCATGTTTGGCGACCTGAAGGACAAGCATGTCCTATGGATTGGAACATCAATTCCTGCCGGAAACACCTATAGTTTTGCGGTTGGCCAAAAATATCCCGAACTCATACAGGGCATTACGAAATGTCGCATGACAAACAAAAGCAAGGCCGGTTCTTACCTCCGCAAGTATGGTTTTTATAACCATAAAAATCAAGAAGGATTGGAAGCACCTCAAATTTCATGGAATACTACAAAAGCGGAAGGTAATGATACTGGATTTAGTATTGACGATATTAAAGAAATTGTAAATTCTTCAGATAGCCCGTATTTGGTTGTTATTGATATGGGTATTAATGACTATATGAGCGACCAAGGCGTGGAGTTCGTGGTGTATGACTTTGATCACCCGTTTAATGAGGATTAAGTACTTACAATATAAATTCATCCCGGACTGTAAGGTCCGGGATGGATAAATTAAGTACAGAGGTAAAATATCCCTCAAAAACATCTCGACAATTCTACAAAATCATTACCTTTGGACGCTTTTGTTCTTACCAACGTTGTCAGTAAAACGCCGGCTGACATAAAACGCAAGCGGCAATCAGATAATATTTATAATAAAATTTTCATTATGAAAAATAATAAAAATAAATGTTAGGCTGGGCGTGATAATGCTCAACCTAACGCTATCAAAGAGGTAGGGCGATTTATGCTTGATACCTTAGGGTTCGTTCTTGATGTGATTACTATTGTAGGTATAATATATCTTATATTTACAACCGGTATAGTCACAGAGCTTTAGTGGATAGGATTAATATATGCATTTCGGTGCATATATAAATACCTAAAAGTATAAATAGGTTTGGGCAGTAGCAGGAACTGCCCAAACTTTTTTAAAGAGTAATACTTCATATCCAAATAATGTTTTCTCCGTCCCATTTAAAGTGAATGGATTTTCGTCCTTTCAGCTGACTGGCGGAAAAATGGAACTCCTTTTTAAAGTTTTTGTCACTCTCATGAGTGACGGTCAGATGCAAATCATCATGTTCTCCTCTTTTCTCAATACCAACTTTATAGCTGGAAGTTACTTTTCTTGACGAAGGTCGTATAACCCGTGTCTTTTCAATAGTTGTCATTGGAATGTATTTTAAATTAGAAGATGCAAGTTAGAAATAAAAAAGAGAATATACAACTTTATCATATAACAAACTCAGAGGATATTAATCCAATAAATTACCCTACTATCCAATAAAACAAATCCGGTAAATCGATGGATAACCTTCTGTACATTTCAATCTGTCCGGCCTGATTCGGGTGCAAATTGTACGGTTGGGTGTTTCTGGAAAACAGACTCTCATCCGGAAGTTGTGATTCATCATTCACCGGATTGTTGTCTAAAGCAGTAGCTATGTCGTATCTTGCCCCGATTACACCGTTCTCAGCCGACCAGTTTTCTATCATGGCATTCACATACTGGTGTTTTCTCTCTTCCACCGTACTCGTATAACAAACATTGTAACACAAATACAATTTACATCCAATGGCGTCACACCGTTGCTTCAACGTATTGAGCAGTCCCGTACTGTTACCGCCGTTAGCTCCGATATTGACGACCATCCTTTTAGGTCTGTATATGTCAAACTCCGTGCTGAAGCGTTGAAGTATGGCTTCAATCGTGCACCCGCCACGGGCGGCAATCATAACCTTGTGATTGGGATGTTCGGTCCTGAACAGTTCGGCAACTCGATAGCGTAAATCCTCTACGCAGAACCCTTCCGTTATGCTGTCTCCGACGAATACGACATCCGGTTCTTTTAATGTGCAGATGTCGATATACCGAATAATCGGCATGTCACTGCCTTTATCAAGGTAAACAGACAAAGGCCCGTTCTGGGCGCCGACCGACCAGATTGTATCGTCACAGACAATTTCAGAGCTTTTGCCGGACAGGTAGCTTGTCAGCCGGAGAATACTTGTCCTTCCGTTCTTGATGATGTCAATTATATATTCACCGCTTCCAAAGCTATCAGAGAAACCGGTTTCTCCCCAGATTTCATCGGATACACTTTCCGCATACGCCAACGGCCCCGTCAGCTTATACATACCCAACTTTTGAGTGGACATATCCACATAGAATGTACTCGGTACAACACCTTTCCCTATGCCTTTTGAAGCAAATGCAAATACGAGCCTGTTGTCAGAACCTAAATGCAGCTTCATCCGGATATGCCTGATGTCACAGAAATAATCCTTGTCTATCTTGAGGTAATTACCGCTTCCGGTATTGGTAGCCTTGATTCCGTCCGTGTCCTTTATCCAAGTGGTGTTGCTGAAATCGGTTATATCACTGCCGGAGAACAGCTTCACCATATCTTTCAACCCATAAATGGATTCAAATAAGGATATTTCACTGGTGTTGCTGAGCAACACCCCTTCTGAATGTGAGAGTGCATATACTCTTTTGCCTTCTTGACTTAACTCTATTATTTTCTCCATATCAATGTATCTCTTTAAAAACTGAATAAGACGTCATGCTTCCAAAATTATTCTCCAGTCCGGCAAAGCGAGCCTCGTAACCTTCTACGATTTTGTTTCCAATACAAGAATATTCTATGGGCTTGCCATCAACCTTACTGTATGAATGAAAACGGACATATCTTGCATTGTCCGGATATTCCGAACGTTCCAAAACAAGTTCCGGATATTGCCTGACCATACTTTGTCCACCCGGCGAAATCGTCTTTATAATCTTTCTGTCGGCATCGTAGAATACGCCATAGGGAAATGAAAGGATACATGCGCCATTCACCACAAAACGGTCATAAATGGTCAAATCCAGATAATCCGTAGCATAGGCATCCGGATAAATATCAGAGGTAATATCACTTCCATCTTGAGCAAACAGACAAGGATTGGATGGAAATGGAATGGAAACATCCTTGTTTCCACCGTAAGCATCAACCTCAAGCCCTTTTATTCGCCCGTCGAACAAAGAAACTTTACCGGACAAATCTTTAATACGATTATCCAAGTCTTCTTTCGTTGCATTCTTGAAATACTTCTGTTGTGTAGTTGTATAGACATCCGTATTGGAAGGTCCGGTATAATGGTTCTTGGAATCTGAGAGGATGATAAAGACATGGGTGTATCCTGCAATATGGTAATTGTCAAGCCATTGGCTGTTTCGGAAAGATGTACCATTATCTGTGGAGTAACAACATACAAAATCCGCATTCTCGTCAGTCTGGAAATCGAAAGATTCCCCTTCCACATTTACAATGTCACTGACGAAGTAAGGACCTTCTTTGAATGCTCCCGTAGCATAGTCCCTGTTTCCTTTCTGCCAGCCCCAATCGGAAATGAACCTATCATTTGCGTTGTTGGCTTCTTCCAATAGCAGGTCTTCTTGTTTCAATTCCATAATTTCGGTTCTCTGCACTTGCCGCTTCCAGCTTCCGGTATTCGTGAACGTTCCACCCTGGTACTCCCACGTTTCTACCTGCCCGGCACTGTCCACGAATGACACCTTCAGCCCCACGTTCCTAAGTTCCGCGGGGACTAATAATAATGTCCTATCACTATAATACTGTTTTACACAACTTTGCTGAAATATCATATAAATCAAGTTTAGATTATGGCAAAAGCAGAAATTCTATTCAGGATGATCCGCAAATGGGAAGGCGGATGGAGTGACCACAAGAACGATAAAGGTGGCAAGACCAATATGGGGATAACCTTGGCTACGTGGAAATCATGTGGTTATGACAAGGATGGCGACGGAGATATTGATGCGGACGATTTACGCATGATTACTCCGGACGACGTTTTTTATGTTTTCAAGAAGTATTATTGGGACCGTTACCAAGCGGATTTCATACACAATCAGGCCATTGCGAATATCTGTGTGGATTGGGTGTGGGCCTCCGGACGTCCCGGTATCACAAGGGTACAACAACTCCTGCAAATCAAAGCAGACGGTATTGTAGGTCCCCAGACGATTGCAAGCATTAATCTGTCCAATCAACGTCAGTTGTTCGAGGCTATCAAGACAGACAGAATCCGGTTTATTGAAGATATCTGTAAAAGGGACCCGTCGCAGCTTGTATTCCGGAAAGGATGGCTGAACCGGATCAATGATTTCAAGTTCTCTGTCCGTTGAATTCTTGTCCTTTTTTCCACTCTTTTCAGCCTTTAGTTTTGTGTCCGAAACTAAAGGCTTTTTTATGGCAATAACTGAAGAAAAGAGTTTAATGACCTCCGAGAAATTCAATCGAGGAGTTGAGAACTGGACGTGGAAAGTCAAGAATACCTCCGTAAATATTCTACAACGGACACATGCAACCGGCAGATTGCGTAAGAAACTGCAATCCCGTTGGCTGAAAGACCGTGAAGGAGGACCGGCTTATGTCGGTTTGGGCTTCCGTTTTGCCCGGTATGGTGCGTACCGGGAGTATGGCGCCGGGCGTGGATATATCGTCAAGAACGGAATTATAATGAAAGGACATTCAGCATGGAGCGATAAGAAGAAACGTCAGGAACTGCGTTCTTTACGTGTTTCCGAATATCGCATCCGGCGCATGCGTACCGTTGATGAGCACTATGCCGTTATCCGGCGAAGTCCCCTACCCTGGTTAGACCCTCCCATTGTGGATAACATAGAATCACTGGCTGATTTATCCGGAGAGTATTACGGTGACCAGGCACTCAAGAATGTGCTTCAGAAGTTTGATAAAATAACAATCGAAAAACGTTATGGCAAAAAGTGACAAGACTGTCAAAAGAGGTGTCTACTTGTACATCGATGGCAAGGAAATTAAAAATGACATCAATTCCATTGATTTGGAGATGAAACGCCTACAGCGTGACATTAAGGAAATGACACGCGGCTCTGAGGAATACAACCGCACCATGGCGAAGATACAGCATCTTCAAGGAATTTTAAAACGGCATCGCCAGGAGATAAAAGGCATCACCACCGAAACCAAAAAAGCGACTGTCAGTATTGGCAGTATGGTAGACTGGTTCAACCGTTTCGGTGGAGTTATTTTGTCCGTAATAGGTTTCCTGACCGGTTTTACCCTTGCCTTGCGCGCCATCAGAGACGAACGCAACAAGTTGGAGGAGTCCCAGGCCGGGCTGAAAGCCTTGACCGGACTTGATGATGACAGCATTGCCTGGTTGACCGGGCAGGCCAAGACGCTTTCCACCACCATGACAAAAGAGGGCTTGCGTGTCCGCCAGTCGGCAGCCGAAATCCTCGACGCATTCATGCTGGTTGGTTCGGCAAAACCGGAACTGCTGGGAGACAAAGAAGCGCTCAAGGCCGTTACGGAGGAAGCCATGCGCTTGCAGGCGGCAGCCAAGGATATCACCCTAAACGAGGCGGTTGATTCACTTACCTTGTCGCTCAACCAATATGGCGCAGCAGCTGACCAGGCAGCGAGATTTACCAATGTGTTGGCAGCCGGTTCTCAAGCAGGTTCAGCCAATATCGCAAGCCAGGCAAAGGCTATTCGTAATGCGGGTACCGCAGCAGCTTCGGCTAATGTACCCATTGAGCAGACGGTTGCATTGATTGAAACGCTTGCTTATCGAGGTATAAAGGATGAAGTGGCCGGAACGGGATTAAAAAAGTTCTTCCTGGTCCTTCAGACCGGAGCGGACGAAACCAACCCTAAAATCGTCGGGCTGGATAAGGCGTTGGAAAATCTGAAGAACAAAAACATGGATGCCGGGGCCATTAAAAAGATGTTCGGCGAAGAAGGCTACAATACCGCATCCGTAATCCTTCAGAACACAGAGATGGTGAAAGACTTCACCGCTGCCGTCACCGGTACCAATGTGGCGTATGAGCAGGCAGCCATAAACAGTGATACTGCACAAGCCAAACTGGAGCAAGCACGTAATAAAATGAAGTTAGCAGCCATTGACCTTGGCGAGAAGTTGAATCCGGCTCTGACGGTGAGTACGAATATGCTGACCAATGTGCTCAAATATTTGCCGGGATTGATTGACTGGTGCAAAAAATGGGGTGGTACCGTCCTATATGTGGCATCTTGTATCGCTGTTTACACATTACGGACGAAAGCTGCCACTATCGCTTCAAAGGCTTGGAACGCCATCACCAAGACAGCTACCGCATTACAGCTTGCCTACGGTATTGCTGTCAATACTGTTTCAGGTTATACCGTTACTTCTTTTACCCAGCTTCGCAGGTTAAGCACGCTTTTGGCTGGACATAATATACTACTAAAAACTGTCCGCATATCCACCTACCTCTTTGCAGGAGCCATGCAAGTGCTGCAAGGCCGTGTGGATCTTGCTGCAAAATCCATGCGGGCTGCTTGGACGGTTATGAAGCTGAGTCCGGCAGGTGCTCTATCTACGGTTCTTTTTGCAGGTGGCGCCGCTTTTTTATATTTATACAAACGTGCCCACGAGTACGTTGATGTTCAAAAAACCACTAATCGTCTACAAAAAGAGGCTGCCAAATCCACCGCTGACCAGCGCAAAGAGTTGGATGCCTTGTGGATGGTAGCGCAAAACGATCGTGTTGCTATGGATAAACGCAGAGAAGCCATGGAAAAAGTCAACAAGATTGCTCCCGATTACTTGGGTGACATCACTTTGGAGACAATCAACACGCAAAAGGCGGCTGATGCCAAGGCCCGATATGTGGAACAGCTACAAAAAGAGGCGATGTTGAAAGGTGCATCATCCTATATTGAGTCCGAGAGCAAGAAACTAATCGAATACCAGGTAGAACTGGACAAGGCATTGGCTGGTCAAAAGAAAGCGCGTGAAAGTGCTACGTATGCCCAAACTGGATTCACCGCTTACGATGCAGCGGTAGAACAGCTAAAATTCGACATTGAACACACTAAGAAGGCTATCGAAAGCTATATGACCATTTACGAACAAATTAGCAAGGAGCTGGAAGTCTCCACCAAAACAAACAGTGGAACGGATGGAAATTCCGGTGGCAATGGCGGTGGCGGCAGTGGTGGAAGTTCTGAATCTGAAAAAGAACGTAAAAAACGGGTGAATAAGGAATTGGAAAGGATAGAAAGTGAGCATTTGGCGAAACAGACTCTATTGAAACAGCATTATTTGTCCAATGATAAAATGACACAAGAGGAATATTTGCAGCTTTTATCAGATTTGGAAATTAAATATTTGAATGAAAAGCTCAAAATTGTCGGCTTGGAACCGGAGAAACGGGAAGAGATAAATAATTTAATTCTTGATAAACAACTCAAGCTGAAAGAACAAATTCGCGGCATTCTCAATGGAATAGACCAATATGCGGATGATGAGAAACAGAAGCGACTGAATAAACTGGATGCGCAAGAAAGAAGTGAGCTGCTGACACTAAAGCAGGGGCAGGAACGCAAGCTCATGTCTGAAGAAGAATACCAGCAGGCAGTATTGGACATTCGTAAAAAATACCAGAAAGAACGGGAAGAGATACAGGGCAAGGAGGATAAAAAGGACCGAGAATATTATAACGAAAAACTTAAAAACGTAGTCTCTGATGCATATAAGTCCAAAGGAGGCAACCCGTTGAGTTTTAAGGGATACTTTTCCTCATTGTACGAAGAGATGCAAAACGCACAAGAGGAATTGGAACTTGATCCGGAAAACTCTCCACTTGTAGATTACTTGGGAGGATTGGAAAATGAAGCTGAACAAAAGTTGAAAGACATTATCGGCTTACTGCAAGAAACATCTACCGAAATAGGTAATGCGCTTGGCAATCTCATGACCGGTAACCAAGAAGGTTTCCGTGACTCTTTGAGAAGTATCCTACAAACAATGCTTAGTTTTGTGGAGAAGGAAATGATATTGGCCATCGGTAGCGTTACGATAAAAAGCTTTCTCCTTAATCCTATTGGCGCTTTGGCATCAATTGGTAAAATACTTGCCATCAAAGCTGCTTTTGCCACTGCCAAAACAGCCATTGGTAATTTCTACACCGGCGGCTATACCGGTCCAGGTGATTGGGACCAGCCGCAAGGTATCGTACATTCCAACGAATTCGTCGCCAACCGTTTCGCTGTCGCCAATCCGAATCTACGACCGATATTCGACGCCATTGACGTGGCACAGCGTAGCGGTAATGTTGGTAATCTGACAGCTGAAGACATAGCGGCTGTAGCAGGTTCCGGAAAGAGTACACGTACCGTACCTGCCAAGGCACCTGCTGCCAGCGCCACAACGACGACCAATGACCCGGCTATGGTGGCGATGCTGATAGAATGTACCCGCGTATTGCGAAAGCTTAAAAACAGGCTGGATGATCCGCTGGTGGCAGAAACTTATGTTACCGGCAAACGGGGTATCAACCAGGCTCAGAAAGAGTATCAGAAGTTGAACAACAATAAATCACGCAACAAGCAATGACAGAATTATACATTGACGGGCAATTGGCCGCCCTTCCTGAAGGGTTCAACATTACGTTCACCTCCGAGAATCCGTATTTCACCCGCAGTTCCAATTATTCCTTGGACATAGAACTCCCCATGCCTGCTAATCATGCCATATTCAAGCACGTGAACAGACTGGATGTGACGAAAAAAAAGACTATCCTTCCGGCCACACTCATCGTTGACGCCAGATGCCTGCTCTACGGCAGTGCGGTTTTACTCTCAGTAGAAGATGCACTGGTTAAGGTACAACTCGTATCGGGTAATGCAGAATTTAATCTGCTGACGAATGATGATCTGTATATTGACGAACTTGATTTAGGTACAATCAGTTGGCCGAACAACAATCAGAACCGTTTCCAGCCACCTGCCAATCTGGTGAACTACTACGGTTCGGTGGACGACATTGAAGCTGTATGGTTGCCGGTGTTCTATCAGGAAGCCAAATGGGAGAATCTTCAGAACGATGCAATCTATGAGTTCGGCACGAACAATTTTACCCTTTGCCCCTATTATGGCCGTCGATGTGTACAACCATACCTTTTGACAGTCATCAAGAGAATAGTGGAGTATTTTGGCTATACGTTCGATACCTCCTTCTTTGATAACAATTTCTTGCGGAACGTTTATGTATGCAGCGCGGTAAGCAGCAACCGGGTGGCCGCCGCATTGCCGCACTGGACTGTTTCCGAATTCTTTGATGAACTGGAGAAATTCCTTTGTGCGGTTACAGTGGTCAACGAACGCACCAAAGTGGTGAGTCTCGTAGGGCTTAACGATTATTTTACAGAATCCGGAAAGGAGATAATTCCTGCATCTTCCCTGCTACGGGAGTTCACTGTGGATATTGAAGATGAAAAGAATGAGAAAGACTTGAGCACTGGCAATGTGGGCTACAATCTGCCTTCCCATACGGATGACGGCTATCTGCGAATTGAAAGGGACATCATAGAGGCTGCATACAAACAAAAATATGATTCTTACGATGCAATGCTGGCCGCATACAACGGAATGGGTGACAGTGACAAGAAAAGTACAATCTTTATTGTTGGCAAACGGTATTATATCAACTACAATGAAAATGATAAGAATACGCTGCGTGAAGTCAATTTGTATGCGGATTTAATCCGTGACCCGGAATCGTCCGATGTAGAGACCTCACTCGGAATCGTCCCGGCTAAAATTATTCAGTTCAATCTCGGCGTGTATGGCTCTGTAGCTGATTACGATTTGTCCCGTCCGTACACCTCCATGGTATTGAACATACCCGCGGTGGGCTACCAGGCTACTGTTGCCAAGCAGGAGCGCTTCAATGTCCAGGAAGCCATAAACGGTGACGTGGAGTTGAAGGAGAAGCAGGAAAAAAACGGGCACATGGAAGTGGCTGTCAATACCGGTAAGTTCAACCGGCAGAACGTAACTTACAGCGGTCAGACACATGCCTATGATTATGCCTATCCTTTTACGGACTACCAGCAGAAGACCGGAGCACAGCTCACGGACTTCCTTCCGTATTCCCTGAGCTTGAACGATGTTTGTCCGGACAGTGTCGGACATCGGTTGTCGACACTCAGTCTGTTCCACTCCAATATCCCTTACACAATCCAGTTCCAAGCCGATAAGTTGCCGGACGTGAATAAGGTGTTTCTTATAGGCAACAAGCAGTATTTGTGCGAGAAGATTGAGACGGAAATAGATGTTGATGGGTTGAACAAGGTGCTGAAGGGTACTTTTTACCGGATAGAATAAAAAAAGCTCTTTTTATTTGCATAAAGTAGAATTTTTACTACCTTTGCATCATTGAAACAACTAAGATATGGTTAAATCAAGAGAATTTCATAGTCAGATACTGAAACGTGGAAAGAAAAGAGGATGGCACTGGATAAAAGGTGAAGGAGACGGGAGCCATCGGATTTATGAAGACAAGAACGGTATCAGATACCCGGTGCCCTACCACGGCGCCAAAGAAATGGGTGAAGGACTAAGAAAGAAAATTATCAGGGATATGGAGCTTGAATAAGCTCCCCCTTTTCTCTATATGTTTGAAAGGAGGATTTTATTATGGGAAAACTTAAAGTGACAATTGAAAAAGGACCGGACTTGTTCGGTGCGTGGGCTGACAATGTTCCTGGTATCTATGGAGAGGGTGAAACTGTGCAGGAAACAAAAGAGAATCTTCTTGCCTCCATTGAACTGTATAAAAAACATAATTCTACAGTCCCTAAAGAATTACAAGGAGAAATATCTGTAGAATGGACTTTTGATGTACAGTCGTTCCTCCAATATTATAGCGGTATTTTTACCAAGGCTGCACTGGAGCGTATAACGGGGGTCAACCAGAAACTCTTGGGACATTACGCATCAGGTTTGAAAAAACCGCGTAAAGCTCAGGTTGAAAAAATAGAAAGCGCATTGCATGGCTTTCTGAATGACATAAGCCAGGTGCACTTGGCATGATGTAAATTCCGATAATGGATTGAAAGATACTTCTCGGTCAATCGCGAGACCGTAAGGTTTTTAATGACAATTAGGAGGGCTTCCACGGGTTGGAAGCCTTTTTTTTGTTGCCCATGAAGGGTAGTCTGGCGATAAATAATCAGATATGGTGCGGAGAAATAAAAAATCCCCACAGTGGCTCGAAGCTGTGGGGACAGAATGTTCAATAAAACGTCTATCAAGCTATGGATAGCGAGCCTAATTTGTTACAAATGTCTTGGATGGCATTATTAAAAATCAGCCTGTCCTGTTCACTTAGTGTATAGACACGGCCACGTACCTTGTAGCCGTAAATACGCTGTTGCAGCCAAGCCGTACTTTTCCCGAAATAATTACGGGCGATATAAGAGATTGGCACAATTTCCTTCATCTCCTTTATCTTCTCCTGCAAGGCTATTGTACGGTTCAGCTCCTCCGCTTCTTTAGCCAGTTCGTGATACCCATTCAACAGCCAGTCGGCAATGGCTTCTGAATCGGCTTTCGTGGTGTAATGTTCTTGTATGTACAAGAACTTCTGTTGGTATTCCTCTTCCTTGTTAGTTGAATCTCCATTTAGAATGGCGGCAAGTTCCTTCAGTTCGTCATTGATTGTTTTCATAAGCAATTTTTTTTGCCCCCTCTTTTCGTCCGAGGAGGCTGTTTTTACTTTTCTAATTCTTTTAGTTTGGTTTCCAGCATTTTTATCAGATGGTCTATTCTCAACTTCTCATCAAGTATGGCGTTCATCTTCCCTTCCGGCAACCCTTTACTGTTTTCAAACGCCCATTTCAGCATCTTTTGTTTCAACCTTAGCTCGGTTAGCTTCTGGGCAATTAGCAAAATCTCTTTTTTGTTTTCCATTACTTCCTTGTTTTATTGAACACTACAAAGATACATAGTATTTTTGATATGTGCAATAAATACATAACAAATTTACTATGTATTATTGTTTTTTTATAAATCTGCAATTCTTCCATTTCCAGGGATTTTCCGTATCTTTGCAGCGCCCAATATCAACATAGCTATACATTTATCAATATGAATCCCTTTTCAAGACGTAATCCGTAAAACCGGGTTGAGGTGTGGCTATACCTTTGGGCGCGTTTTGATAAGGGATTCACCATTTTAATACGATGACAGAAAAGCAAATAAAGATAGCAGACAGACTGCTTGGGATATTGGTGGAGCATGACGGGCGTGTAAACAAGGATAGCGCACGCAACCTATTGCTTAAAGAGTTCACAGAAAGAATGGATAAGATAGACATCAACTTCGTACTCGACACGTTGATAGACGACTATAAGCTGGTTTCCCTGCTTGGTGAAGGTTGGCTCCGGCTGACACCGGAAGGAGAAAAGATGGCACGCAGGGGAATGAAGAATTATCAGCAGAAACTATCCATAAAGGAATGGTGGAAAGAAAGCAAGACCGCTGCCATTCTGATTTCTTTCGTTTCTACACTGATAGGGTCTGTCATTACCGTTTTAATAACTGCATTATTAGGATAGTGAAAACGCTCCCCAATATGAAGGGAGCCACTATGAACAACAATAAGAAATATAATTTGAACTTTTTCTCCATGGATGATTCCTTTTTCACAAAAGTACTATAAATAATTGAATATGAAACGAGTTTTATTTTTAATCTGTGTTCTGTCCTTAGTGGCAAACACTGTTTTTGCACAAGAACGTCCGGAAATGAGACGTGAAAATCGTAGAAACACAGAAACAACCGAGAGGCAAATGCCTCCAGGACATCGAGAGAGAATCAACGGACAGAATCCAAATGCCGAAAAACAGCCAATGACTTTTATGCAGTCGTTAAAATTGAGAACAGATGTGGGGAATCCACAATTTGAGGCTGGGCACATGATGATTAAATCTTCCCGATTTAAAACAGCGTCCTTAGCATGTGCGGCTGTCAGTGGAGGTATCTGGTTCTTTAATAACAGCGAAGACTATGAAGTGGCTGTTGCTGGAACCAGTGTCATTTTTGGAGCGGCTGCTGTCATTCTGTATGCTTCGAGTTTGCGTTATGAATGGTTGGCTGGTAAATACTTGAAAATGTCAGCATCACCAGGTGGGTTGTCTGCCAGTATAACTTTTTAATGTGACATTAAAAGCGGAGAAACAAAAAATCTCCGCTTTTTTTTTGCCATTTCAAAATAAACTCTCATCTTTGTGGTGCGTTACATTTTGAGAAGGCGAGATTGTTCGCCAACTTTTGCCGTTGGCATTTTTTATGCCCAATGGTATCATATAGTTCCGACCCCCGTGTGGAGTGTGTAATGCACCCACTGCCTTCTCAAGGTGTAACGCAACGGGAAAGCGGAACTTTCTTTGTTTATAAGTTTTCCGATTTTTGGGAGAAAGTTCCCTTCCCGTCTTTATTGGAGCATTGTATTATTCAATATATTGTTTTATTTAAATAGCGTTACATTATGAGAAAACAAGCCCAAAGCGCCCGCGGACGCTATGTATCCGCAGAGAAGGTTCAAGAACTGTTTGCCCAGTTGGGTATTGAACTGTGCGCCGGACGTAAACGTATCCGTGCAGCACGTAGTGACAAATCCATTTCCATCTATGTCAATGGTGGGACAGTCAACATCACCTTTAATGAGAAAGGAGGCAAAGCATGATGTTCTTTGTTTACCATCTGCAGACCTATTCCCCCAAGAACCGGGCATGGAAAAAGGTAATTGACTATGTAGAGAAGTATAAAGATGTTCTTATCAAGGATGAACTTTCCCTGGATGCACTCAAGCATGAAATAGGCGATGTGGTCAACCGCATCAATGCCGAACATCCGAAAATGAAACGTATGCAATACACTGCCAGCCTGATTGACAATGACCGTACCATACGTATCGAGGCTCATGTCATAAGTGGTGGATGCCCCGACACGGTATTCTTTCTCGATATTTGCAAGGTACGTTCCGTTTATCAGTTCAGTGAGAAGGCAAATATGCTGGAGCAGGAAGGAGGCAAAGAATGAATACCGAAATCAATAACATCGTATTGACTTCCTCCATCAGCGAAACCATCTCGATTTTACAAAATGGCGTTGCCGGTGCTTGTTGCAATACCATAGATAGAGCTACTGGATTAATCTTAGACTTGAAAGTCAACAATGAAGTTAGTGCTGATGACATTATATCCGTAATAAGTGATTTACGCATTGTGTCATCCATGATAAGAAGCTTGACTCCGGAAGAAGAGAAAGGAGGCGCACAATGAGCAAGAAGATAGGATTCCGTTCTTATCAAAACGACGAAGAACCGGACAAACGAGACGAATTGGAGAAGCAACAAGCCGAGCGGCAGAAAGCCATAGCAAACTTCATCGGCCAGAACTATTCACCCATCGGTACCACTTCACAGAAATGTTACAAGACCACCGCTGAACTGGTATATGAGCTGTCGAACATTGTCGATGTCGCTCCGATGGCGCTGGCCAAACAACTGGCTGATGCCGGGTACCATGTAGAATATTTGGCAGGACAACCCTACTGGGTGATGTACGAGAGAGCATAAATTCGTGCGGCTGCACCTCATTTTGTACGAACTTGTACAAATCGGTGCAGCCGCATTTATTTGATAAATAAAATGTTATGAATTATCCGCACGATTGTACGGCTTTTACCCCTATATTATAGAGTGAAGCTATTGAAACATTGCATACCTTCCCTCTTACTCTCATCCATGACGTGCGCATAGACCAGCGTTTCCTTCATGTCCGAATGTCCCAGAAGCTCCTTCAGCGCCGCAAGGTCTTTGGTGTGCCTCAAATAAATGGTCGCAAAAGTATGCCTCCCTACTTTATGAGTGATCGGTTTATCAATCCCTGCAATGGCGGCAATATCCTTCAGATTACGATTCATCGTTTGATCGGCCTGAATCACCTCAAACAAAGGACCTTTCTTCCTGGTACCTACAATCCGGAACAGCAAGTTTCGGAGCGGTTCAGAAATCGGTATCTGAATCGGTTCCGGCTTACTGTTGCGGAGCTTCATCCTGAAGTAAGTGAAATGATCTTCGGTAAATTGCTCAAGCTGGAGCTTTTTCGCATCTCCTACATGCAGGCTGCTGAAGCACAGAAACAGAAAAAACTCCAATGTCTTATGTAGTTTGTAATCCAACTCACCTGAATTGTATAACGACACAAGTCTGCCCAACTCGTCCTCATTCAAGTAAACGCAAGTGGCGGATATTCTTTTGATAGACCAGTCCTCAAATGGATTCTCGGTCATGTATCCGGCTTTATACGCGGCCAATACATATTTCTTTAATACCCCCATATTCTTATAAGCCGTATTGGCATTGTTCTCTAACTCCTTCCGTAAATGGGCGAAATAAACATCCAACCATTCATGTGTGATGTCATCAAAGGTCAGATTCGCATTAAAGTCCTTTATCTTCCGCATGACGCTCATGTGGGTCTGAAGGGTAGTCAACTCCGTACGGTGCGAAATTTTTTTCATGTGCTCCCGGACGAAATCAAAGAATGTAGGATAATCACTCGGACGGTTGTATTCTCTTAAGAAAAGATCACGCGACAATTTCTTATCCCGAAGCCGGTATTTTACAAACACATTATTAATCCGTGCCAGGATGGTTTCAATAATCAGATTCTTGTCTGCAGCTTGCTTGTCACCGGAAGTCACTATACCTTTTTTATCGTTCCAGTTCTTCAAGGACACAGCAACTTTGGTAGAGAAATTCACCTTTTGCCTCTGTATGTAAAATGAAATCCATACGATACCGGCCGTATCGTTTTTATATTGACGAAGGTATGTTTTTATGTTTATCATGTGCTACAATCGTATTGTTTTAACATTGCGGGATACACATCGGGCTACACTGCACGATTTTTGGGGGAATTGGCAAGGTAGTTAATGTATTGAAAGCCAATAAACGACAAAAGCTCCGGCCATTTCTGGTCGAAGCTTTTCTCATTACTGGAGGTACCTGGCAGATTCGAACTGCCGTACACGGTTTTGCAGACCGCTGACTAAGCCACTCATCCAAGGTACCGGTTCTTACAAGAACTCTTTATTTCTCGTTTGCGGATGCAAAGGTAGCACTTTTTTTGAAACTACCAACTATCCGCAACAACTTTTCTTCTTTTTTTTCGTCACTCCACTGCACTCCGCACGCTTCTTATCATACAAATTCTTTAGTTCACAGCCACTTGCACAACTATCACACGGATTACCATTTTCTTTGACCCGATGAGAAAAAGAATAAATACTCATGCCAATCCGCACAGCGCAGAGCAACAACAATAAGGCTACTACCCACTCCTGCCAACTATTCATCAT